TTTTTAGCCTTATGTAAGAGTCTATCATATTATCCCATACTTGTATAGGGGGGTGCGACACTATGTCGCAGTTAACCACAATTAGGTTAAGTAGCCCCGTAAAACTTTTAAAAATTTCTGCTTGACATGTATGGGATAATATGTTATAGTGTAAGAACAATAAGAAGTGGGCCAACCCACCAGCGCTATTTCTAAACGTGAATTGTAAAGGAGGGTCTCATGTCAGAGACAACCAAAGACTGGGTGTTGCCAAACGGCTTCACCTTTATTGCTTCAACCGCCGGACACTACGGCTCGTGGGCCAAGGCCCTTGATCCGGTGACCGCGGCCCGAAACGCGGCGAACTACAACGGTAGCTCATACCCGCATTTCGTCTCCGTCTGGTACGGTCCTGACGAAACCAGCCACGTAACAGATATGGGCGGATTGTCCTACGCCTCAGAAAGCGCGGACAAAATGGTGCCGGTAGGCTTCTTTGAAGTCGGCAAAAACAGCATCAAACCGTCAAAAGATGAGAGGTGTACACACCTTGAGTTTGTTGAAGAGTGGTTGCGTTACTTCGATAGATCACACCAACAATGGTTGGAAGCTAAACAAAAACAATAGCTTACGAGGCGCGGACCACGGTTCGCGCTTCTTTTTTATGGGCAGAAGCCTGTTAACGATTACTCTTCCTCAAAAGTTATTTCGCGTATCTACTATATAGGGAGAAAAATAAAAAAATATTTTTTTGAAAAAAATAGGCGTTACAAGCGTTACAGCGTTACACAGGTGTTAAACCTATGTATTATATAGAGTATTTTGTAACGCTTTAGTGTAACGGGGTATTTTACAAGGCGTTACACTTAGTTAAACAGGAAATCGGCCTTAATGCGATCTGAGCGCGTTTTTTATAAAAAATATTTTTGACCCTATATAAGTAGTTCCTGTATAAAATATGGGACGTGACCTTATTAACGGTGAAATCTTATGTCAGCAAAAGCAGCTTCTAAAGTAACAGGTAAACCACGGGACCGGAGAGGCAGACCGCCTGCCACGGTCGAACAGCCCCTGACCCGAAAGCAGGAGCTTTTTGTCCGTGAGCTCGTAAGCAAAGACGGGCAGATAACTTTGAGGGAAGCGGCAATCAATGCTGGTTATGCGGCAACGTCTGCACATAGCCGGGCTTATGAGTTGACCAACCCACATATCTCGCCGCACGTCGTAGCCGCTATACAAGCCTACCGCCGGGAACTGGACGAAAAGTACGGCGTCACATACCAACGTCATTTACGGGATTTGCAAAATATCCGGGACATCGCTTTGCAGAACGGCGCATATAGTGCGGCTGTTCAAGCTGAGTATCGCCGGGGCCAAGCGCAGGGGGACATATATGTTAACAAATCAGAAATCCGTCACGGCTCTATTGATAGCATGAGCAAAGAAGACGTTCTGAAAGCGCTAGAGGAAATAAAACAAAGCTATGCCCCGGTCACAATCAACATCACTCCCGAAGAAAAAGACAACCCTGACAATCGCGACAAAGCGCGAGGCAGGCTTTTACAAGCAAGTGAAAGAAGCGGCCCAGAGGTCGAGCCGGAAACTATTACTGACCCGGATTGAAAATTATGTGGGAGCCGGGATACCTGATCTTCTTATCTGTGATGAGCGGGGTAATTTTCATTTTATTGAGCTTAAATATCTGACAGGCAATGCCGTCACACTACAACCGTCACAAGTGGCGTGGTTAACCCGGCATCATCATAGTAGTAGTTGGATACTGATTAAGCGTCAGACTAAACCCACCGAACCCGCCGAGTGTCTTTTGTATCCAGCCAGCGCGGCGGTTGATTTAAAAATGGACGGCATCACGAAAGTCGAACCCTTGTTTCGATGCGAACAGCCGTTTCACTGGGACACCATATTTGAATTGACATGTCCTACATAATCGCATATATGGGATGCATCGTTAATCAACTACGGGAGTTAAAGACGATGTTGGAATTATCCGATTATGAAAAAGGCTTTTTGACCGCGCATTTTGAAGCAAATTTGGCTTTTGAAGATTACCGATGTCAGGGCAATGCGTGGTACGAAAATTTGCAGGATGATAGCGAATGGCTTGGTGTCCAAATTGGGGACCGGATGTTCGATATCTGTATCTTTGCGGTAGACCGCGGCGAAGACGAACCCGTCAATTATCCGGACGATCTAGTGGCCGTTGTTTATGAATGCGTTAAAACGGCGAATGACAACTGGACCACCAAAACGAATAAATCATGGTTTCTGAAAGAGGGTCCGAGCAATGCCTAGAAAAAAGCGCATCCACATTAATCAGCACGTCATTCGGGCCAATAAAAAGAATGGCGAAGCGAACCCGCCCATTACTGTTAAATGCGGCCGGGAAAATCATTATACATATGCGGCAGAAATTGACGGCCTGTCCCGCGTTGTATATTCGCCAGACAAGCCCCTATCTTGTGGGGCCAAGGTCTGGATCGAAACCCAAGCCCCGGTGTGGATCCACACTGGCCAAACCATCAACTAACGTAGGGGGCGATCATGAAAAAATTTAACAGCGTTTTAACTTTTTCTTTTTCTGTCGATCACGACGAAAAGAATGGTTCTGATTTGTCGCCGGAAGATGTACGCGCCGCGTTCAACAATCGGTTGTCAACTATGACTAATCTGGAATTATGGGAAAGTGTCGGCGGCGGCGCATATCTCGACGACACCATCGAAAACTGAAAGGGGATCTAATGTTTATATTTTCGATTATTGGACGATTGCTTTATGGCCCGGACTGGGAAAAGCACACACAAAAGCGAACCCGGTATGTAAAGCGCCGCCGACGATGACAGAACAGCCCCGCCCCGCCCGGCGGGGTTTTCTTTTGCCCGGTGATAGAAATTTTAAAAAATACCCTTGCATTATATGAGCAGATATGAGACAACACCCATAGGCCATATTTAACGGGGCGTCGGCCAGCCCCACAATTACGGGAAAAATGAAAATGACACATACAATTGAAAACGGCAAAAACACCCTGACACGTCTTTTGGAAAAGGTCCGCGACGATGCGGCCCGGAAAGAAGATTATATCGCACCGACGCATGATTTGCAGAAAACCACCGATGATCGGGGCAACCCGCAAATCGTAGTTGAACAGCGGGGCGGGGTTCCGACAAAGCTTTTCAATGTTAATGACGTGGCTTTTGGTCAAATCGCGGGACATGCCGGGATTGACGTTAGAACCGCCCGGCGGTTGCAGTCTGGCTATTCTGCCGAATTCGACGGGCTGGTTAACGCTATCTGGCAAAAAGAACCTGCCGTCCGGATGTTACGCACCCATGCCGGGGGCGCTATAACTGACAACGGCGTCGGCACGTTGCGGGCTTTTGTTTCGGACAAGTTTAAAACTTTTGACCATGTCAATTTGTTACAGTCGGCCTTGCCCCAGTTGATGGATAGCGACGCCCGGTTTCAGGTTGTCAATGCCGAGGTAACCGACAAGCGCCTTTATTTGCGCCTGAAATCATTGGTGCATACTGGCGACGGCGCGGCTGTTGGCGACACTATGGCCAATGGCATTGGCCTGCAAAACAGCGAAGTTGGCGCGGGTTCGGTTTCGGTTTATCAAATCGCTTGGACATTGGCTTGCCTTAATGGGATGCAAACCCAAAATAAAACTCGGTCCAGCCATATCACTAGCGGCCGTGATGCCGACGACTGGGGCTTGCTATCGGATCAGGCAAAAGATGCCGACAACCGGGCGCTAGAATTAAAAATCCGGGACCTTGTCGGGGTTTATTCCAGCCGTGATGCATTCGACGACGTGTTGCAAAAGATGCGCGACGCGGCGGCCGACGTTATCGACGGCGAAGCGATTGACAAAACCGACGTTGTGGCAAATCTTGGCGCGGTCATGAAATTGACCAAAAAAGAGACCGACGACGTTTTGAACGGGCTTTTGGATACAATCGGCCAGTCTGGATATGAGCGCGAAAAGCCCCTATCCCGGGCCACCCTCATAAACGCCGTCACGGCCGTGTCTCACAAGGCCGACGCCGACGACGTTGACATGTGGCAACAACGCGGCGGTCAATTGCTAGATATGCGCCCGGCCGACTGGCGTCGCGTCGCGGTTGCGGCATAATCCCGCCCCGCATATATAACACCCGGCCCCGCCCTAATCGGCGGGGCTTTTTTGTTGGGGCTTGCCATAAATAAGACAATATGCGATAAAGGCGGTATCTTTTAAAAATACGGGAATTAAAACGATGCTGAAAACTGTTAAATTATCACAAGCGAATAAAACCGCCGGGATTTCTGTTACCTACCGGGCGGGCCGGGCCGATAAGTTCGACACTTGCCCGGCGTCATGCGAATTAAACCCGAGCGGGCGCGGTTGCGCCCCGGCCGATATCGACGAAGAATATTTATCGGCCGTATTAGATGCCAAACCCCGGGGCGGTTTCTCTTTTACCTACTCGCATTTTTCCCCGCTATATTGGGCTCATAAACTGGCCCCCAATAAAACAGTTATCAATTATAGCGCCCCCAATTTATCGGCGGCGGTTTCATGCATTGCAACCGGGATACCGGCGGTTGCGGTTGTCCCGGCCGAATTCTGGAAAAACCGGGACAATGCAAAAAATGTGAAAATAACCGATAACAGCGCCAAGCCCCGGACCGCCGACGCGGTGCGATGCCCGGCCGAATACAACAAAAAAATCGGTTGCGTTAATTGCGGCGGCGCGGCTGGCCCGTTATGCGCCCGGCTGGATCGGGCTTTTGCTGTTTTATTTACCGCGCATGGCCCCGGCAAAAATAAAGCCGCGTCGGATGATCCGGGCGGGTGTTATGCCGGGCATGGTCACGTCGCTATTCACTGGCAAGCTTTATCGGATGCCGACGACGACGGCCGGACCGATGCCGAGCGGTTGCGCGAATTCGCCGCCGAATTGCCGCCCCGGTCAATTATTCGGCATCACGTCGCCGGGGACATTGGCCGCGAATAAACCCGCCCGGCTGGCCCCCATTGCCCCGCCCTAATCGGCGGGGCTTTTTTATGGGGCTTGTGTTCTATGCGATAATATGAGACAACGGGTTATCGGGTGGCCGGGGTGGCCGCCCCTACCTAAACTATGGGAAAAGAAAAGATGGAAAATTTGAACTTTGATAATGACGCAATTGTTGATCCAAAAGACGCCGAGATTGAACGGCTTCAACAACAACTAGACCATGCCACCCGGCGCGACGCATTAAAGGCCGAGCAACTAGACCAGTTGAGTGATGCTATCATGGCCTTAATTGGTGACAAGGTTGAAGCGCTGGCCGATAGCGCGGCCAGTCGTGAAGTTGAACGGGCGCTAGATGATTTCAACATTTCCGAATATGAATATGAGATCGGCGAAATGATCGACGAGCGGTTGCCCGAGGGGCTTGACGACGAGAGCCGCGCCGACGATTTAAAAGCCGCTGTTCGTGAAGTACTGGCCGACGCTAATGTAAAATTAGAGCTGGAATAAACGCCCCACAACGCCGACAAGGCCCCCGCCGGTACATATCCAGCGGGGGTTTTTTAATGCCCGCTAGCTGGCCCGCGTTGGCCGATTAAATCAGTGAAACATGTCCGGCCCCGCCCCGGGGACCATGGCCCAAACGTACCGGACCGGGGACCGCGCACCGGGGACCGCTGGCCGTGATGCCCGGCCCGGGGACCGCGCCCCGGGATGCCAGCGCCGCGCCCGGCGGCCATGATGCCAGCGCCGGGGATATCGGCCCGGGTCCCCCGGCTATCGGGTCAAATTCCGCAGAATTCCGCCAAAAATCCAAAAATCGCGA